CCATCAGATAAGGTGTGGACCTATAACCGCAGTAATGTGGTGATGCCGGATGATGGTGCGCCGTTCCGCTACAGCTTCAGCGCCCTGAAGGACCGCCATAATGCCGTTGAGGTGAACTGGATTGACCCGAATAACGGCTGGGAGACGGCGACAGAGCTTGTTGAAGATACGCAGGCCATTGCCCGTTACGGTCGTAATGTCACGAAGATGGATGCCTTTGGTTGTACCAGTCGGGGGCAGGCACACCGAGCCGGGCTGTGGCTGATTAAAACGGAACTGCTGGAAACGCAGACCGTGGATTTCAGCGTGGGCGCAGAAGGGCTTCGCCATGTGCCGGGCGATGTTATTGAAATCTGCGATGATGACTATGCCGGTATCAGCATCGGTGGTCGCGTGCTGGCGGTGAACAGCCAGACCCGGACGCTGACGCTCGACCGTGAAATCACGCTGCCATCCTCCGGCACCACGCTGATAAGCCTGGTTGACGGGCAGGGTAATCCGGTCAGCGTGGAGGTCCAGTCCGTCACCGACGGCGTGAAGGTGAAAGTGAGCCGTGTTCCTGACGGCGTTGCTGAATACAGCGTATGGGGGCTGAAGTTGCCGACGTTGCGCCAGCGCCTGTTCCGCTGCGTGAGTATCCGTGAGAACGACGACGGCACGTATGCCATCACCGCCGTGCAGCATGTACCCGAAAAAGAAGCCATCGTGGATAACGGGGCGCACTTTGACGGCGACCAGAGCGGCACGGTGAATGGCGTCAC